TGGTCTCGAGGAGCGATGGGCGCCATCGTGTCAGGTATCGCGGCCGCCTGTGAGAGGGCTGCATGAGTCCGGCGTTCACGCTGGAGATGGATTCGAGGATGGATACGGGGAAGTGGCTCGAGAGACTCAAAGAGGGCCGCTTCTTCGATTTCCTCGACGACTGCGGACAGGCCGGGGTGGCTGCGCTAGCTGCTGCTACTCCGGTCAGGTCCGGTTACACTGCATCCAGCTGGTCTTACGAGATCAAGCGGAGCAGAAACCGAGTCTCGCTGGTCTGGAACAACTCCCACGTGGAGCAGGGTGTCCCGATCGCGGTCATATTGCAATACGGGCATGGCACCAGGACCGGTGGCTATGTCCAGGGCGTGGATTATATAAATCCGGCGCTCAGGCCTATATTCGACAGCATCGTCAAGCAGCTTGAAAGCGCGGTGAGAGGCTAGTGGCGTCAATCGAGGAGCGGGTAGTCGCTCTTAAGTTCAACAACGGCCAATTCATGAACGGGGTTCAGGACTCCCTCAACGGAGTCAAGAAGCTCGAGGAGGGATTGGCATTCCGAGGCGGCGTTGAAGGGATCAATCAGGTCTCCGCAGCCGCCAAGAACCTTAATTTCTCGGAGGCCCAGGCGGGTATTGCCGAGACTACGAGCAAATTCTCGGCTCTCCAGTCGATTGCCTTCGGCGCACTCGCCAGCATCGGCGGGAAGATCGCCGAAATCGGCTCCTCGATGCTCTCGAGCTTCACGGTTCAGCCCCTTATCGATGGTATGAAGGAGTACGAGCTCCAGCTCAACTCCGTTCAGACCATTCTTGCCAACACTGCCCAGAAGGGCGAGACGATCCAAACCGTTAACGCGGCTCTGGACCAGCTGAACACTTACGCGGACCAGACCATCTATAACTTCGGTGAGATGACATCCAACATCGGTAAGTTCACCGCTGCCGGTATTGGACTTGACGACTCGGTCGCGTCGATTAAGGGTCTGGCGAACTGGGCAGCCGTTGCCGGTGCTAACTCCGAGTCTACCTCGAGGGCTATGTACCAGCTTTCACAGGCTATGGCTGCGGGAACAGTGAAACTTCAGGACTGGATGTCCCTGGAGACCGCCGGCATCGCCACCAAGCAGTTCCAGGACCAGCTGATACAGACAGCCAAGGTCCACGGCAAGAGCGTCGACGAAATGATCGCCAAGAACGGGTCGTTCAGGCTCTCCCTTCAAGAGGGATGGCTGACCCAGGAGATCATGATGGAGACGCTGAAGCAGATGGCCGGTGAGTACACCGACGAGCAGCTTCTCTCCATGGGTTACACCGAGGAGCAGGTCGCTCAGATCCAGGAGCTGGCCAAGACTGGTATGTCCGCGGCTCAGGACATCAAGACGTTCTCGCAGTTGATGGGTGTCATCGGTGAGGAGCTCGGTTCGTCCTGGTCTCAGTCGTTCCGAATCATCTTCGGTGACTTCGAGCAGGCCAAGGAGCTGTGGACCAAGGTTGGTGCCTTCCTCACGGGTCCGAGCGGTGTCATCACGCAGATGGGTAACGCCCGGAACGCCCTTCTCCAGGGCTGGGCAGACCTTGGCGGTAGGGAGAGGATCCTTGAGGGTCTCGCTTCCCTGTTCCACGCCATGTGGGATCCGTTGCAGCGCATCGGTCAGGCGTTCTCGCAGGTCTTCAGCGGTCCGTCCGCCGAGGGTCTGTACGCGATGTCTGAGGCGTTCGCCAACTTCATGGCAAAGCTGGTCCCCAGTGAGGCTACGGTCGAGTCGATCGGCAACTACTTCGAGGCGTTCTTCCGAATCGTCAAAATAGGTGTACTAGTCCTCACCGACTTCGCCAAGGTGATCGGATGGATTGCCGGCGGAGCGCTCAAGGGACTGGGAGCTATCATTTCCAACCTTCGTGGCCACACCGCGGGTTGGTCTTGGAGTCTCCTGGAGAGCGTCGAGGCTGTTCAGAGTTGGTATGAAAGCCTGAATGTCGCCGAGAACGTCATCAAGGCCCTCATCTGGACGGGCCACGGTCTGAAGCGTATCTGGAACAACTTCTCCGAGGGTTTCCATGACGAGATCACGCCCAGTCTCAGGCGCCTCAAGGAGGCTTGGGATGGTCTGTGGGAGGCTCTGAAGACTGCCGGCTCCAGTATCAAGGAGTCCATCGTCGCGCCCTTCCGGGAGCTCAAGGAGAGCGCCCAGGAGGTCGGTGAGGCGCTTGGTATCACCAGTGACTCCACCGAGGAAGCCGGCGACACGGCCGAGGCGAACGAGTCCAAGTTCACCAAGCTCAAGAACAAGATTGTCGACCTATTCGAGTCCGCCTACAAGAAGTCCTACTTCTGGGGACAGCACCTGGCCGACCATCTTATTCCGGCGATCGATAAGCTCACTAGCTTCATCATCTGGCTGACTGAGTGCATCAACAAGCAGGCCATCGTCGTTAGCGACTGGTTGACTCCCAAGATGGAGCGACTGGCCGCACTCTACGATGAGGTGTCCACCAAGTTTAGCGAGTGGGCTGAGGCCATGCAGAACGGGCCCGATATTGCTTGGCTGTCGTCCCTCGGCGGTATTCTTTCGTCGTTTGGAGCCGGTGTCTGGGGTGTCCTCAAGAATCTGGCGACTCTGAACTTCGACTTCGACACCCAGCCGTTCAAGAAGGCGTTCAGCGACCTCAAGACCCTCATGGGCGAGTATGCCGAGTCTGTCAAGTACGGCTGGAACACCACCAAGGAGTTCATTGCCAACCTCGAGCTCAAGGACAAGGCTACGTCCGGCTGGCATAACTTCGTCAAGCTTATCCATGGCATCGGCAAGGTTCTGTCCACCGTCGGCCACTACGCGGTCATCGCCGCTAAGGCCCTCATCGAGCCGTTCAAGGGCGCATTTGCTGAGCTCAAGAACATGGCTGACAACGGCGACTACGGGGGCATATTCGACGCCATCCTCAAGACAGGCGCGCTGGTCACATTCCTCGCAATTGCCCGGAATGTTATCAACACCTTCAAGGAGTGGGGCAAAGCCGGATCCAACTTCGCTGGAATTCTCGGCAGTGTCAAGGACGTCATCGACGGGTTCAAGGAATCGATGGAGGCTACGACCGCCAAGGTCAAGGCCACCACTGTCCTTATTCTCGCCGGAGCCGTTCTCGTTCTGGCCGCTGCGCTCTGGGTCGTCGCCCAGATCCCGGCAGGCAAGATTGTGGCCGCTGGTGCAGCTCTATATTTCATGTTCAACATGCTCAAGAAGGCGGAGGACGAGCTGTCCAGCGCCGGTGAAGGCAAGGACACGAAGGGGCTCGCCAAGCGAATGTTGGCGCTGGTAGTATTGGCCGGAGTCGCACTCCTACTGGGTAAGGCACTGAACAACATCGGCACCATGGACTGGGATGATATCCTCAAGGGAACCCTTGGGCTCTTCGCAGTCATAAAGATGCTGATGATGGTGGCCGATACGACCACCAAGAAGAACAAGGATATCCTGGCGTTCGCCCTCACGGCAATTCCGCTTGGTATCGGCGTTATGCTCCTTGCCTATGCGGTCAAACCTCTTGGTGAGATGAGCTTGTCCGACCTGACACAGGGCGTTCTGGCACTTGGTCTTATCATGAAGATGATGACCATGATGTCGCAGATGGGTACAGTCAAGATCAAGAAGGCCTCGGCATTCGCATTCCTTGCGCTGGCATTCACCATGCGACAAATTGCGAAAGTCCTAACCGAGATCGGTGAGTTGTCTTGGGGCGACACGATCAAGGGCATCATCGCTATGGATATTTGCTTGGCGTCCTTGACGTTCACTGTCGAAAGGCTCGGAAGTGACAAACTCTCCGGCGGCAAGTCTCTTGTCGGGGCTCTAACGATCCTTGTCCTGGCGGCGACGCTTAAACTCATCGCCAGCGATATTGAGAGTTTCGCATCCATGCCCTGGGGCGACTACCTCAAGGGTCTGGTCATGATGTCAGCGGCCCTGGCCGTTCTCGTTGGGATCAGCTCCATCGGTGGGGGAAGTCTCGCCGGTGCCGCGGGCCTCTTCGTGACTGTAGCGGCTCTTGCTCTCTTGGCACCCGTCATGAGGATGCTGGGGGAGATGGACTGGGCTACGGCCGGCAAGGGGATCGCTATCATGGCCCTGGGGCTGGCCGCTCTTGTGGCTGTCGGATATGTTGCTGAGTTTGCCGCGGTCGGACTACTTGCACTGGGTGGCGCCATCCTCATGATTGGGATGGGGGTCGGTCTGGCGACCGAGGGTATCGCCAAGTTGGTTGATGCCATCGCGAACCTGTCGACCTCGGGCGCCGACGGTGTCCAGACATTCCTCGCGGCCGTCGACGGCTTCATTGAGAGAATGCCTGCGATGGGTACGGCGCTCGGCGAGGGCTTTATCAACTTCATGCAGGTCCTTATCGACAATTCGGGCACTATCGTCGAGTACCTCAAGCTTATCCTGACGTCTGGCGCTCAGGCTATGATTGAGTCCATCCCGACGTTTGTTCAGCTCATGACTACGATCCTTCTAGCGATCATCCAGGTCATATACGACAACGCCCAGGCGCTCATCGACTGTGCCATATTCTTGATCCTGACCTTGTCACAGGCCCTGATCGATAACATGCCGCAGTTGGTCCAGAGGGGCTCGGATGTTCTCATATCCTTCTTGGATGGTCTGAGTCAGAAGATCCCAGAGATCGGGACGAAGGCCACGGACTGTATCGTGGCGTTCATCACCAGTCTCGGCGACGAGATGCCGCGAATCACCGATGCAGCAGCCA